CAATCATGTAAACAACATGCAATAGTCATGAAACATATACTAACGTACAACCGGTGTACCATCGGTCATACTTATGAATTAGATGTATTAGAAAGGCTATTTATTAACGTGAGTTTACTCTCACGGTGCTGCTTTAATTATGACAGCAGGAGGGGCCCGGATGAACCCAAAGGAAAAATCATCTCCCACAGCAGAGAAAATGCTGAATCGCTCCGCATCACCCCTGGTGCGCACACATAGCGCATTGGTATACGCTCGCGGGTTCGCCGAAGGGCTTTCCAAGTGCAAGAAATAAAACAACTTGGGGGACAGATATGGAACCCCCACAGACACAGAATTAGTGACAGGGGTAGCATAAACTTCCCCTCCAGCCGAATATGACAAATTTTCGGGGTAATAACTACTGGACGAAACAGACACCATCGAACCAGCAGTCGGAGCCCCATAAACCATTAACGCTTCTAAAGCTCCGGAATTGGTATTATCGGGGCCAGATTCATTAATATGTACCATTTTAAATGAGTTTGAACCTCGGGCATAAGAATACATGGCTCCAAAATGACCATACCACGTAATCAGCGGGATTTCGGAACTCCCCGGAGGTATTCCACTACGTGCTGGAAGACTTAATGGGAAAATTAGCAACACAACATTGTCCTGCAGAGTACCGCGCCACATCTCTGTATGACGCATTAACAAATCTTTAATATGAACTATGCGCTCACCAACTACAATACCCGAAACATCATAGCCAACAGATGGAACAATGGGCGGATAAACCGCCTCTCGCAACCCTATTTGGCTAAGAGACTGCGGGGTATACGCCGTAGGATATACTTGATTATCAAAGAACCCTTCAGTGTTAGACGTTTCTATGGGTGGAAGAGCAGACGGAATCGGTAACACCGTATTACCGTCTGGCACTGTTAACTGAACGTTAGTCATAGTAACAAACATAGTCCAATTTAAATCTGGTACTAATGCCGGACCTAATGGATTAAGAACAAATAGGAAGACTGAAGCATAAGCCAAACCAGAAACCGACTCTGGAGAATCAATATAATTAAGATCCAAAGAAGGATAATGGTATATATATGGCACTTCAAACTCCACGACTTCCGAATCGGTAGGGGAAATAGTAACAAATGGCATACTAGACAACGTAAAAGGATTATTAAACGCTCTAGAATAAGCAGCGCTCGCCTCTCTCGTCCCAGGAACCCAAGCCATCATAAGCCTACCAAAGTGCGCCCTAGTCCCATTTAGGCGCAAAGCAATATTCACGTCACAACGTAAATATCTAAAAGCACGAGCCTTGTCCCAAATCAAACTATTTTGTAGATTGCATAAAGGAACATCCACAATTGTCAGAAATTCCCCAGCAATATTAGAAGGAGACCAAGATCCCTGGGCAACAGCAATAGGTCTTTGTAAGAACCCTGCCAAATGACCAGGTGGACTAGGGAAAGGGTCGAACGTATCAATATTCTCAGACACATGAACAGTTCCAGGGTGTGTTCTATCCTGAAACACTGTTACTTGGTTCTGATCTAAATTATCACGAACTTCAGCCTGTTCTTCTCCAAGACTTTGGGCTTGATATATTAAAGAGCCCCAACCAGAAGTTTTCTGGGTCTTTTCAAAGTCTAAGAATGATATATTCGGTACAAAAAATTCTAAATCCTCACCTCCGCTCAAAAACACATTTATATAAACTGATGGAACGGGACTCTCAATGAAAGTCAGAGGATTCAAAACTTCCATGACCAACTGTCCATTAAAAGGAATGTCATAAGTCGAACCAAGACTAGAATAATCACCTATCCACGAGTTCTGAAACTCATTGTGGAGAGGGAGCATAGGCTCTCGTCGACCAAAAGGAATGGTCATACTGAACTCCGTCTCTCTCTGTATATCAACAACCCGATTAAAAGCATGATCTGGGTCTGAAACAGCAAAGGGGATTGTAGTGCCCGCAGGTACCCAATACAAACGGACACGCCCAGAATGGAAGTTAGAACATGTTACAGAAAAATGATAACGTAATGAGCCACGCCAATACTTAAAAGCTGCAGAAGCCCAAGCCATAGGCGTATAATAGGCCACCGTTTCTCCCCCCGGAGCTATTGCCGAATGACTATATCTCGGTGAAACACACACGCGCCAAATTTCTGCCCCCGCCACTGTAGGATCCCATTGGATCACACCAATCAAGGCAGGAGTTGAACAAATATAAGGGATTTCCATTGTACCCGGAGTCGCCCCCATCATAGAGGGTATCTCGGCCACTGAGTTCTCCTGAGTGACAGAAAGCATTATGCCTTCATTAACACCATGTGTTTGACTCATCCTAGGGGCCTGTGGTACAACTCGACAATCAGTCTCGAGATTCCACACCAATGACCTCCCCAGCGCTTTAGCTATAGTAGCAGCGCCGGCAAAAATCCCAGATCCAATAGCTGCAAACTTACCAATTATAGGAATACGGGTTAAAAACCCTAACACCAAGGCTCCGCGTTCCAACTTTGTGGACACAGTGCCAGCACTGGCTTTGGCATGAGCCTCACCTTGTGCACTGGGGTTTGCAGGAGCAGATTGAAACTGATAGTGAGTGACAACTTCTGTTGCAGCCTCACATTCATAGTCTGCATCAACTTCTTCAGGAATCGGCCCGACTATAGCCGCTTTGTTAAGCCGAAACCTTAATTGGGCTTCGAATTCATTCGCATATTCGTCACCCCATAATTTAGATTCACGAAGAGCAAAGCCCGCATTTTGCAGGGTCCTCGCCTTCGCATAGTCCTCCTCAGTTATTAACTTAGGTTTATGAATCCAATTAACGGACTCTTCTATAGAATCCTTAGCTAACGGACCATACCATTTATGACCATTACGAACAAAATGCCGTTTTAAATACGTAATATCTTTATAACTATACAAATGTTCCAGGTCTTTAACCTTGGTTGGAGAAGTATAAGTCATCCCTATTTGGGCAAGCCAAGCACGATATGAAAAACAATTAAAAACATCTCTATCTTCGGGTTTGACATAACAAACATTATCATCTCCAAAAACAGTCAACTGAAATCTTTCATGAAAAAGTGGTTCAGACGACCGTCCAGGAATCACAGTGTAGTACCAAGCCCTAAATAGAAGCTGGTTAACTACACAATTAAGGTAAGTAGTGAGGGCGTTCCCAGAAGGATTGCCGAAATCATTAGCATACACAATATTAGCCACTAAATGTGGACTAGTACAAATAGCCTCAATAAGGGCTTCTCTTGCAGTGGCTTCTTCTTCATCAGAATTACCATTTATCATATACCAATAATTTATCACTTGCGCTGCGGCTCTGCAAGTGTTTAATGGAAGCATTTTGTCATAAGCAGAGTAATCCCCAGCTATAAACGCTTTGGGGAAAATCTTATACCCTGCAGCTACCTCAGGAGTGCGAGCTTCATCCGGGATCAATCTCTCGGCTAAATCGCCCCATTGGTCACCAAGCGGGTTAATACCCACTGCTGACTCTCCTTGGGCAGACTTCGACAAAACAACAGAAATAAATCTGCCAAAATACTTCCTAATAAGAATGTTGAGGGTCATTGAACAATTATTGAAAATACGGGTTCTCCCGCTATTCGCTTTCTCTAATGACACCTTCTCATCCTTGAGCTCATCTACATGACAGAAAACTGGAATCTGACCAAGACGCAACTGAGCATCTTTCTCAGCTAGATCAGCTCTTAATATGTGACCTCGTGCTTGATTAAAGGTAATATCACCTGTCGCAGAGTCACACTCTAACCAATTACGTTTCTTGTCCTCGGACAAAATGCCAGGTTGTTTATTCCAAGGCCATCCGGGAGACGTTGTTAAGTCTAGGGCTTTCATCAAACCGACCTTATTAATGGATTCTTCCAAAGTCATAGGGTCTGCTGAAGATTGCCACATTGGTAAGCAATAATAAGATTTTAAATCTTGCACCGCACGCTCTAAGGCCTTCGGGGGAACAATCACAGGTTGTTTCATCCCTTTGCCTAATCCATACGCATACGGATCTATTCCGTTACGTCGTGTGAGCATGGCTGGAGCCATTTTAGTGTTCTCGCAAATAGGAGACTTTTCTAATGTAGTCTTCTTTCCGATCTGTTGGGCAAATTGATCGGGCATTTTACCAATCACGGGAACAATAGTACTACTATCCCACATACTATTACCCTTTAAGGGTTCTACATCAGCGGAATAGCATTGTACTACTATAGGACGCCCAACAGGATCTTTTGTATCAAGTGGGTCATCCAATTTATTTATACGAGCATCAAAATCGGCAATGCGATCTTTTAAGTACTCTCTATTTACATGGATTGACATGGCCTTGGTTTGATCACCTCCGCCTTTGCCACCCCCATGGACTCCTATTATTTTACCCTGTATTTGATTACACAAGGTATATAAAGGTGCACCACAATCACCATCTTCAGTGATCATAGTATACTCAAGGGCTCCATTGTGAGCCATACACAAATGTATCTTGTCCCCATCAAAGTTATCCATAGACATAACGGGTGCACCATATTTTAAGGTGCTAGATGGTCCCATTTGCTTTCGCGCATAGGGTTTGCCACCCTTCAAGTTCCAAGCATACATAATAGCAGGATAATAAATCATTGCCGTAGATTCTTTCTGACCAACGAAATGTTTCGTTATATCAGGAGCTAAAGGCATTCCTTGATTTCTAGGTACATCAAAGAATATCAGATCTCTATCAACGTCAATAACAGGCTGACTTAACTCACACAAGGGGAATTTATACTCCCTATCATGAGGACTTGTCAGTAAAATCATAATACCTTCCCGCATAGAATTGGTTTCCAAGTTAATAAAATATCTAAACGAATGAAAGTTCGCCATAAATATGTTCGCTTTTAACGCCAAGGCATGCGCTTTCTGTGCTTTCTCTGGATAGGACGGATCATAAACAGTTATCGTCCACAGATTACAAGATGTTACCTTTTCGGCAATATTTGTTGTAGCATTACGACTTGGGACTTCAGGAGCCACATCATAAGTTGATTGTGGGTCCCAACCCCTTTGGATTCCGCGCCCTTTAATGGTAACGCGTTTTGAGACTACACGCTCATTATATGTATTAGCCTCATAAATATCCTCTTCAGGGATTTCCTCTATACTTTCAGTTTCTTCATCTTCTACGGATTCTGGCTTCATTAGACAAGATATAATCTTATAAGCACCGTAGGCTGACCCGAGGGCCCCCACCATAATTGAAAACAGCTTGGTGGCTTTCAAAACTGAAACACTACCGAGCTTAGTAACAATACGCGTATAAACCCTCTTTGCCAAAGCAAGGCATTTGGGCTCCCTATCAGTATGTAACACTGCTCGTGATTCCGCAGCAAAAGTCTCTTGAACCAGAACTTCATGTTGCACTGGTGTATCAAGAGCTTGATGCGCTCTAACCAAACTGTCAACCAATGGTTCAAAGAAACTAGTTGGCAATTTGGGACAATCTGCTTCTTCTAAGGCTTTCTCTAACACCTCCACTGACACACAGTCCTCGGGGGAAAGAGTAAGGAAATGTATCTTAGCATCATCCAAAAGTTGCAGATAAAGCGCTTTCATCCTAGCTAACCTCCTTTCGATTCCTTTGTTAGATATAAAGGTAAACCTTTCGGCAAAATGTCTATCGGGGTCGCTATACATCTCGTCCTGAGAGATATCAAAAGTATCATCTTTCTGAGCGATTAGCGCTTGAGGTTCGTATATTACCCTCTGACCATTATTATACCGAACCTTGGACGGAGGGACCGGAGCGTCATCGGGATTTGCACTTTGACAACCGGTATCCTTAACAAATATTTTCTTGCGCCCAATTTGGGTCAAGTCTGTTGGTGTTGTATATGAATCCTTTAATCCATTAAACACCGCAACAAAATCGCGCCCCTGGGGCAAGTCACACGGAGCTATAACTGTATCTGAAGAGAACTTACTTTCCCTTTCTTGAATACAGTTGAAAGTGTGCGATAAATCAGCTATAAGCTGTTCTATGCCAACATAATCCGCACCCGGATCCAAGGCAAAACGACAATTTTCCTGTATCATCGACATTGGCGAATGATATTGAAATCTCCAAGCGCGATACTCCTTATCGGAATATTTTTGCCGTAAAGAATCATGATTATAAGTATAAATAATATTCTTTAAGCCCGTACCTGAAATCCGAGCAACATCGGGGTCAGGAGCCATGACTGCAATAGCATCTCTCCGGCGTAAAAGAGCACCAGGATTAGACGCTTTACCAAGCATATCTGCTGGTAAGTCAGTATTAGATGTAATAATAATCAACCTGGATGTAAAGTATGTCGTACCTTTACTACCCAGATCAGGCATTGTCAAATTAAATGGGGCAGTGTTAACCGCGTGAATGAAGAAATCCACAAATTTTTCATACGCTTGAGGCGTCTTATAAAAATTAGGATCATCAACTAAACACACTGGCTGACCTTCATAGCCCTCATAATATTGAGATTGCAAGTTAATCGTATACATAGTCTTTTTAGGATGCACGGCCTCCTCCTTATCCAATCCAATGAATTGACAGAAGTTATCCACGATCATTTTAATTGCGGACGATTTCCCTGCCCCGGAACCACCAATTAAGTGTAACACTAGTGGCCGAGCCCTGGGTCCAGCATAATATTTAGTATACGAGTACGTTTGGGCGTAACGTTGCAGCATAGCAGCCTGAGAAGACATAGCTGCCCCAAGACTACGACACATGTTATCATTGCGTGTATCTTGAACAATCTCTGCATATTCGCTCATCAATTCATCAATACGCCGGGACTCAGAGTAACCAGGCTTTTCAAGAGTCTGATGAAAACGAATTGCTTTTTGCACCCATTCTCGTGCTTTGGGATATTGCTTTGAAGCTTGATATTCTTCATAGCTAACCCCGGCAACCCAAGCCAACACATAATCCTTAATAGAGGATATGGCTATTTGAAGCCATGATAGCAAGGTGCCAAGGCACTTTATAGCGGCAAAGCCCGTGGTTATCCTACGAGCTCTCCGTGTAAACCGGTCCATAGAAGTGGACTGCAAACTAAATAAGTCTTTAAAAAACACAAATAAAGCATCGATGAATGTCTCCTCAATACCATCAAGTGGTATAGGTTCAATATCATCAACAGCTTGTGCCTCATAAACAACAGGACTCGACGAATCTACTTTTGTTTCTAATCGTCCAAGACGAAGCTTTCTAAAAGTATTCATCAAAAC